TCATGCGACGATGGGCGAAGCCGCCCTCTCAAGAGCCCTCTTCACACAACGCGACACATCGGCCCGCCATGAATCGAATGCGTCGCGGTTGAGCCTCAAGAACAGGTTGTAGCCGGCATGGCCGAGCCGGTCTTCCACTCGTGTAGCAAGCCGCTCAGGGTAGCGCTTGTTGACGGCGCGCCACTGACCAAACTCACTTCCGTCATGGTCTTTGAGGGCGCTACGCACCTCTTCAGACTCCACAACATTCCGGATGATGCGGAGCATCTCGGCGTCCGTTGCGAACGCCTCTCGACCGAGCTCGACGACCAGGATTTGCTCGAATCTCGCTTTGTCGAAGCTCGGCATCGGGTTCAATCCTCGGATGGTTGTTCAAGCAGCTGCCAACCGACAATCGCTCGGGTATGAAGATTGATCACCGAACCATCGGCAAGCACGAGATCGGTCCACTCTCCTCGCGCCCGAAGCCTGATGGGATCGGCTGGCCCCCCCGGGAAGAAGATGCGCACCAACTCCCCGTCGTTCTCCATGGCTGATATGGCCTCTTCGACGATACGCTCAGCAGCGTCAAAGACGTGATCGAATCTGGGATTTGTCATGACTCGAGCCTATCACGTTCGCGCCCCGAGTCACCCCGCATCACCCGCTTATGATCAGCTCCTTCGCCGGTCGCTGGCCGCCGCCAGCGCCGTAGTGCAGCGAGACCTCTTCCATCTCGAAGCCGGCGAACATCTCGCGCACCTCGGGCCGGTCATTCAGCGACAGGATGAAGTGCCCCTGAAGCCCGCCCAAGAGGCGTCTCAGACGGCCGAAATCGGCCTCTGAGAAGATGTCCTTCCCATAGTCGTCCGTGTGGCCCCAGTACGGCGGATCGCAGTAGAAGAGGGTTCCCGGCCGGCTGTCGTAGCGCTCGATGCAGGTGCCGAAGTCGAGGCACTCGATCAGCACGTCTTCGAGCCGCTCGTGGACCGCCTCCAGCATCGGCTCCAGCTTGCTGAGGCTCCAGCGAGGGCGCTGGTAATCGATCCCGAAGCTGCGGCCCATCCCGCCGAAGCTTGCCTTCTGGATGTAGAGGAAGCGCGCCGCCCGTTCGAGGTCGGTCAACTGGTCGGCCGGCGTCGCCCGCAGCCGCTCGAAATCGGCGCGGCTGTAGAGCTGGAACTTCAGCACATCGAGCAGCTGCTGGTAGTGCCGCTGGAGGATGCGGAAGAGCGTGACGACATCGCGATTCACGTCGTTGATCACTTCCAGCTTCGGGCGCAGCGGGCGGCGGAAGAACACTCCGCCCATGCCCACGAAGGGCTCGACATAGCGGGTGTGCGGGATCTCGGCGATGCGCTCGCCGATCCGGCGCGAGAGGGCGCGCTTGCCGCCCAGCCACGGCGCGATCGGCTGGACGGGGCGGACGGGCTCAAGCCTCATGCGCACCCCCCGGCCCGCCGGCAGTCCCGGGCGAAGTCAGCTGCGAGAGTGCGATACGCGAACGCTGCAGCCAGGCTGCAAACCCCGTTACCGGCTCCCCGGGTGCGGTCCACCCGATCGGCCAACCCATCACGTGCTCGAAGAAGCGCGGGTTGGAGGTCAGCTCTCCCAGAAAGGAGCCGCTCCCACCGTTGAAGCTCACCCGGACCGGGGGCGAAGAGCGGGCTGCCATCGCCGCAGTCCAGCCCAGCGCCATCAGCACCAGCCAGAGCTTCGTCCAGGTGCGCGCCGCGTTGGTGAGCGAGTACTGCCCCGAGCTCGTCGGCGGGACATAGAACGGGCTGCGCGGCTGCAACTCGCCCGTTGTCACGATCAGGTCGGGGATGTAGCCCGCATCCGTAGCCGTCGGCGTGGGCCATGATGAAGAGGCGGCGACGCCGGTGCGAAGCGCCGACTTCTCGCGCTGTGAACAGGCCCGCTTTTGCGCGGTAGCCCAGCCTTTGAAGGCTGCGGGCGACCTCGGCAAATCCCAAATCGATGTGTCCTTCGACGTTCTCCGCGAAGACGACGCGGGGGCGCACCTCACCGATGATCCGCTCGACCTCGGGCCACAGATGCCGAGGGTCGGCCTTGCCGCGGCGCTTTCCGGCGAGGCTGAAAGGCTGGCAGGGATAACCGGCAGAGAGGATATGAATGCGATCGCGCCACGGGCGGCCGTCGAAGGATCGCAGATCGTCCCATACAGGCGCGCGATCCAGCCCCGCGTCTTCCATCCGGGCCACAAGAGTGGCCGCAGCATGGGCTTCCCGCTCGACGAAACATGCAGTGCGATATCCGGGCTCGGCGATGGCGAGCCCGAGTTCGAGCCCGCCATATCCGGCGCAGAGAGAGAGGCCGTGGATCGGCTGGGCGGCACGTAAAGCCACAATTGTAGTCTCCTCAGGGGTCGCTCTGGGCGGTCCGAGAAGGGCTCGATGGCCTCCATGAATTGATTTGCCGGCAGCGGCGGCACTTGACCTCGATCTCGCCTGCCAGCGCCCCGGGTTGTGCCCGAAACAGCAGCGCACGGCAAGACGCGCACCTATACTCTTCCTTCATGTGTCACACCTAGATCGGCTCCGCCGCTTGCGGCCGGGGGAGCCAGACGGGCCGGTCATGACGGCCCCAGGTGCGAGTTGCATCCTCGCGGTTCGGGGCGCTGCAACGCCCCGGCCACCCCCGTTCAGGCGGCGGCCAATTCCTTCTTCAGCTCGTCCTCGTCGAGGCCGGTATCGATGAAGAACTCGTCCTGCTGCTCGATGTAGAGGTGCGCCGCGAAGCGATCGCCAATCTCCTCGTCAACCGAGACCGCCTTGATCACCGCCTGCCGGTCGAGCTCGATCTTGGTGCGCAGGAAGTCCTTCGCCCGGGTCCAGCGCAGGCCCTTCAACCAAGCGACCACGTCTTCGGCCTTCACCTTGCGCTGGAACTTCACCTTGGGCGGGGTGAGCCGGATGCCGATCTTCGCACCCGCGAGCTCGGCCGAGCGCTTGCCCTTGGCGAGCTCATCCTTGCCGCCCGCTTCCCACCACGCCTTCAGCCCGGCGAAGAGCGGCGCGGCCTGCATCTGCAGCTCGGCGAGGCGCGCGTCGCGCTGGGCGGTGATCCGGTCGATCGTCGCGGCCGCGGCGAGCTTCTCCAGCGCGATCTCGCGGTCGATCGCCACGAACTCGCCCATCATCAGGGTGGCTTCGGCCGCGTCGGCCGGGGCGGGTGCGGCTTCCTGCTTGCGGCGCGCCATCACTCTTCCTCCTCGCCATCGGGAGCGAGCGGCCAGTCATCGCCGTACATGTCGAGATCGCGCAGAGCGGCGCGGTACTCGGCCCAGTCGGCCTTCTCGCTTTCGCTCAGTGGGCTGTCGGGCAGCTGGGTCCAGTCGCTCGCGGCGAGCAGCTGATCACGACGCCGGCGACGCGCGGCGCGGCGCTCAAAGGCACTTGCGACCGTGGGGATGGCAATCGGCTTGCCCCCGCTGACAACGAGCGCAGCCCCATCCTGCTGCGCGGCCATCAGCTCGGCGAACCGCTCGGCCGTGATCTCGGTCGCGCCGGCCGGGATGCGGCAGTCCGGGTTGTCGATCATCACAGGGCGCTTGCCCGCGGCCCGCTCCGCCTCGCTCTTCCACGTGGGGATCTGGCGCGGGCCGAGAATGGCCTCGTGGTGGAACCGAAGCGCGCCGGTGGCAGGATCGGTATCGAAGTAGATTTTCATCATGGGGCTTACCTTCCGAAAATAATGACGTCGACCGCCACGCTGATGTCGAGCGCGCTGTAGATCGACACGCTGCTCAGCCCGACGCCGTTGACGTAGGGCCCGTTGCTGTCGGCGGTGGAGATCGGCCGGCCGCCATTCACGAAGGCGGCGCGCGCCTCGGTCGGGAATGCCTGCGGCAAGGTGAGCACCGTGGTGGTGTTCGCGCCGACCGTGCCCGAGAAGATCTGCGCGATCACGGGGCCGATCCGGATGATCCACGCGCCGCCGACCTGGGTGAGGCTGACCAGCCCCGCAAGCGAGGCAGGCGTAACCACGACATCGTTGCGGATCTGGGCAGCTGCCTCGCCCGTCGTCGCGGCGGCGAGGCCGATGGTGCGGTCGGCGGCAAGATTGCCGCCGCCCGTCAGCAGGCCGCCTGCAACCAGCAGTTGGCGGGTGGTCGGGACCGCGCCGCTGCCATCGCCCACGACGCCGGCAATCAGCGCGACGATCGCCGCGGCGAGCTGAGTGTTGTTGCCCTTTTCGAGGGGAATGTTCGCCTCGTCGATGACACCGACGATCTCCTCCTGCACGGCGTTGAGCCAGTCCTGGTCGACCAGCGTTGCCTGCTGGCCGGTGGCCGGGTTCCCGGGGTGGAAGCGGTTGTCGACGTTCCCGCTCGTGTCGATGCGATGCATGGGTTGCTCCTCAGCTTGTGAAATCGATCCAGAAATCGGGCTCGCGCTCGATGACGTAGGCAAAGATGACAGTGGTGTGCGCCGGCGCGGCGCGGCGGATGACGCATTCCAGATCGAGCGAGCCGAAGCCCCGGACGCGCGTGCCGACCGGATCGCCGACCTTGAAGTGCGCGATCGCCAGCACGGGGCGGCCTGCGCCATCGAAAGGTTGCACGATGACCGTCCAGGCGAAGGCCCACGCCTCGTCCATGCAGCGATCGCCGACGCGGAAGCCGGTACGCAGCGGGCGGTGCTCCTCGATGTCGATCTCGAAGCCGATCAGCGCCGCCAGATCGATGAAGTCGGCCGGGGCCTGCCCGGCGATGCTGGTGAGCTTCTGCACCAGCGCGATCTGGCGCTCGCGCACGTTGTCAGGCTGGCCGGTGCAGGCATCGGGCAGCCCCGCAACGCGCTCCCAGTCGATCAGGGTTTCGAGCGCGGTGCGGGGATCGGCTTCGTCGAGCAGCTCGATCGCGCGGATATCGATGCGCGCGAACTCGGCCGCCAGTGCTGCGATCAGACGCGCGAAGGTGCCATCGGGCGCGAAGTCCCACGCAGCGCCGCGGGGCAGCAGCTGGCGCAGCATCTGCGCATGATCCGCCTCCGAGCGGGCGATGAGGGCCGCTTCAGACATCACACGAAGCTGATCGTGCCGAGCGCCGGGATCTGGCCGGGCTCGGGCGTGAAATCGAGGAAGGGCAGCTCCAGCGAGTGGCTGAACTCGCCCTCGGCGAGGCTGATCGTCTCGGACAGACGGCTGCGATAGATCGTGCCGCCAGGCTCCGCATCGCGGGCGAAGAAGTCGGCCAGCTCCGCCTCGATCGCGGCGCGCACTGCAGGAGTGTTGGGGGCGACGCGCAGCACGATATCGACCGGCGCGGGAGTGGGCGCGAAGACCACCAACTCGGCCGTGACGGGGCGCAGCGCGTCGAGCGCGGCCTGCACCGCTTCGATATCGGCCGTAAGCGGGATGATATTGTCGCGCTGGTCCATGACGAAGGCGACACCGACGGTCCCGGCGCCCATCCAGCCCGGATAGATCCACGCGCGGGTGACGCCCGGCTGCGCCAGTGCCCAGGCGCGATAATCGTTGCTTGATCCCCCGCGCGGCGGCGTGCGGATACGATCGAGCAGCCGCGCGAGCAGGCTGGCGTCATCTTCCTCCAGCGCGCCCGGCGTCCCCGCGGCCGAGACGGTCAGCGCCGCATTCACCCCGAGGATCGCGCTCGACAAGGTCAGCACCGTGCCGATGGTGAGATCTGCCTCGGGCCCCGCGTCCACCGCCTCCAGCGCCACATTCGCCGAACCGCCGGCGATCGTCGCCGTCGCGGCGACCTTGTAGACCTGCCCGTCGATGCGGACGGCCTGCGTGCCGGCAGGGATGGCCGTGCCGTTGACGCCGGTTGCGGTGGCAGTCCCCGTTGCCGCCACCGCTGCCTTGCGGCGGATGCCCCAGATAGCGGCGTGGCGGGCAAGGAAATCGCCTTCGGCCGTGTCGGGCAGAATCTGGCGGGCAAGGAAGTCGAGATAGCCGTAGACGCCCGAAACCGCGCCGCCATGCGTGCGGGCGAGCACGTCGAGCACCGAATGGCGCAGCGCACTGTCAGCGCCCGGAAGACGGGTCTCAATATCGCCGCGGGTACGTTCGATCAGGTCGCTGAGCGTGGGGCGATTGAAGGGCATCAGGCGGGCTCCGGAACGGCGATGATGGTGGCGGTCGAGGCCTCCCAGGTGAAATCGTGGCGCTGGCGGTTCGGGCCGCCCGGACGGTCGATCTCGACGGCGATGGCGAGCAGGTCGGGCGATGCCTGACCCGGGCGCGCCTGCGCCTCGACGACGACGCGCACGGCCGAGGCGATCCCGTCGCGCACCAGCCAGGCGAGCGCCTCCTCGCAGGCCTGCTTGGCCTGGGCGAGCGTGCGGGCGGTGATCTTGGACCGCGAGAGCAGCCACAGCAGCGAGCCGATGCGGTTCACATCGCGCGCCGTGCCGGCATCGGGGCGCAGATCGCGCGCATAGGCATCGCCCCACCACCCGCGCCGGTCGCCGCCCGCCTCGGGCAGGGTCTCGTCATCGGCGGCGCGCGCGTCGGTGAAGAGCGAGATCAGGATGGCGGTGCGCATGCCGTCATCGGTCGCAAGACGGCCATTGGCGAGCAGCAGGTCTGCGGCGATCGCATCCGCGTTCCAGACGAGGGCGAGATCCGTCATGCTGCCTTCACCTTTGCGCTACCGCTCACGATCTTGCGGGTGTCGAGATCGATGCTGTCGCCGACGCGCGCGACGGCAGCACCGCCCGCGCCGCCCAGCTGGACGTTGTCGCTGGTGATCGTCACCCGGTCGGCACTCACGTCGGCGGTGTCGCAGCTGACCTCGATCGCCGGGGCTTCCACCGTGAGCTTGGTGACGGCCGTCACACTGATCGCTTCGCGGCCGAGCTTCACCACGTTGCCGAGATCGTCGAACAGAGCGACCTCGCCGTCCTGAAGCCCGGTCAGCCGGTACCGGCGATCCTCGACCGCCAGCACCACGCCATGGCTGCGCAGGCCGCCCGCGAACACCACAAGAGCCTCGGCCCCGGCATGCGGCACGCTGGTGAGGCCGTAATTCTGGAACCGCTCCACCGCGTCCTGGCTCTCATCGGCCAGCAGCTCGATCTGCAGCTCCTGTGCTTGGCGCGCGTCGTCGACCAGACGCACGATCGCCCGCGCCACCATACCGCGCACCCGGCCTTCGAGCCCGCCCATCATCTCGCGCACCGCCCCGATCATGCGCGCGGCTCCGGTTCGGCGAGCTGGGTCCATGCCTCGGGCGGCACGAGGTCGAAGCGGGTGACCGTGCCGCCCTCGGCATCGCGGGTGAAAGTCAGCCGCTCGATCAGAAGCGAGCCCGATATCCGGGCCGAGGGCACGTCACACTCGGCGCGCATGCCGTGGGCGAAGGGCCGCCCCTGCGCATCGAGCCACCCGGGCACGGTGATCTCGACCTGCTGGGACCGGCCCGATCGCACCGCCGCCTCCCACTCGGCCCGCTTCTTCAGCGAAGCGCGATCGGACTGCTCCTCGCCGATGATCAGCAGCGGGCGGTAGCGGGTGATCGCCGGGTCGAAGGCCTCGCCCTGCACCTGCGCCACGGCCGCGCCATTTCGCTCGTCGCTGCCAGTCGCCTGCCCCTTGACGACATAGTCCGAGAACCGGTCCGATACGGTGCTAGTGCGGCGGGCGGTGATCACGTTGTCCCCTTCGACGAGGCGGCCGATGCTCTGCCCGCTGTCGGGGTTGCCGATGCGCAGGATGCCGTCGCCAGCCGACCAGGCGACCAGCCCGCGATAGCGGCACATCCGCTCGATCGCGGCGAACACGGTCTCGCCCTGCTGCAGCGCGAAGCGGGAGAAGGGCGCGCCGGTGCTGCCCGAGATCGCAAGGGTTATGCCGAAGGGCTTGATCAGCTCGGCCGCGATCTCCTCGAGCTTGCGGTTCCGCCAGCTGCCCGGGCGGTTGATCGCCGAACAATCGACGAGGTCGGCGGTGCGATCCCGGCCGCGCACATCGATGCCGCGCTCTTCCGGGCCGACGAAGGGGGTAAAGCTGTCGATGTAACCGGTGATCAGCGGCTCGCCCGCCAGTACCACCCGGCACGCTGCGCCTTCGAGGATCGGCCAGTCCTCGGCCCCCGTGCGCTCCTTCGCCGCAAGGCGCAGGGCGAAGGTGCCGGTCATCTGGTCGATCCCGCGCTCGATCTCGATCGTGGTCCAGCCTGAATAGGCCATCCCGTCGACCTCCAGCTTGACCATGTGATCGGGAAGCGTGCTCATGCCGCGCGCACCTCGCTGCCGGGCGCAGCAGTCAGCAGCTCGATATCGATGCCGGCAGGCACGAACCCGGGGTGTGCGATGCCATTACGGGCCACGATCGCCGCGGCGCGCGCTTCCAGTGTGACAGGCTCGCGGGCGCGCCGATCGGTCTCGCCACCATAAAGCCGATGGGCCAGCACCAGCGCGGGCTCGCTGGCGCTCAGCCGAAGCTGGTAGAGCCGCGCAAGGCTTGCGCCGCGCACGGCGATATCGCGGGCCAGCGCGCGGCGCAGGCGGTCGAACGCATCGGCCGCTGCGTCATCGCCGCGATCGGCCGCGGCAAGTGCAAGGCGGTCTAGCCGCTCGGCCACGCTGTCGCGCACCGCCACCGCCTCGTCATAGCTGGGATAATCGAGCGCGCCGGCCGTGCGCACCAGCTCGGCCGCGCTGACGACGCGGAAGAGCTGCGTCAGGGCCGTGCGGTTGGCCATCTCCAGCGCCCGTTGCGGCGTGCGGACAGGGGCCTCCATCTCGGCGGGTTCCCAATCGACCAGCATCTCCAGCGACTGGAGCCGGGTGCGCCGGCCGCCACCCGACAGCGCCGAAACCGCCAGCACGAGGCCGGTGATCGACTGGGCCAGTGACAGCGGTGCGCGCAGCAGCGAGGTGACGTTGGCAGGCAGGAAGCTGAGCCCCGCCTCGAAGGCGCGCAGCGCAGGGCCAACCCCGCCGCGCAGGCCTGCGGCCAGCTGCGAGACTTCGCCCATGCCGCGCACCACGCTGGTCGCCGAATCCTCGACAAAGCTGGCGGCCGCGTCGATCGAGAAGCTCGCGGCGAAAGCCTCGGGCGCCTGCGAGATCACAGCGTCGGCCGCGGCCTGGCTGTCGTCGCCGGCAGCACTGGCCACGGGTGCGGCGACGGCTTGCCCGGCCTCGCCAAAGGTAATGCGGAAGCGGGCAATGCCGCCTTCGTCGGTGGTGGTCGAGCAGGCGTAATCGAACACCACAACCATCATCCGCCCGTATTGCGGATGGACCAGCAGGCCCGGGCCCGCCGCCTCCAGCGCGGTCACCAGCGCGTCGCGCGCCGCCATGAACTCCGCGCCGATCACGTGGCAGTCGATCGAGAACGTCTTGGCCCGCGCGCCGAGATCCTCGGTCACCGGATCGTCGCGGCCCGGGAACTCGTGGCTGACCACGCGGCGGCCGCCCGTGCGCTCCTCGCTTTCGGTGCGGAACGGAGCGCCGCGGAAGCTGCCCTGCTGGTACTGGTCTCTCCACGCCATCAGGATGCGCTCCGCATGGTGCGACCGGTGCGCACATCGAACGGGTAGGGAAGCCCGGGCGCAGGAACCGGCGTGGCACGGGCCGATACGCCCGGCGCACTGGTAATATCGATCTTCAGCGCCCCGCCGATCTGGGTGGCCGCCTGCTTGCCGGTGATGCGGCGCATAAGGTCGCTATCGCTCGGCAGGCGCGCCGCGGGCGTTCCCGGGGCGGGCCCGGGCGATGAAGGCACCATGGAACCGCGCAGGCCCTTGATCTTGTCTGGGATCGAACCGATCCACCCCAGCACGGCACGCTCACCAGAGAAGAAGCCGCCATCCGGCATGACGCTCTTGAGCCAGAGGACCGCGTCGGCAACGGCCATGACCGCTTCGGCGATGTCGCGCAGATCCTGCGCGACCTGATCCCAGTCCGTGTTCTCGACGAAGTCCTTCCCCCACTTCCACGCCCTCTGAAGGCGGTCGGAGATCGTCTCGGCCCACTTGCGAAGCTCGCCGCTCTTCGCCAGCTCGTTCACCCGCGACAACAGGCCTTCGAGATCCTTCTTCACCACATCGGAGATGCCTGCCTGCGCGATGAGCAGCAGGAAGCCGGTCCACATATCCTTCAGATTCGAGATGATGCCGAACAGCGTCGTCGCCTGCCGCTCCATGCCGCCGCCGAAGCGCTCGTTCATGATCCCGACGAGAGCCTTCTCGATGTCGGAGCCGGTAAACTTGGCCTCGCGGCGGATGTCCTTGCCGTTCTTGCGGAACGAGAAGACGACGCGGTCGCCTTCCTTGCTGGCGCGGATGCCGAACTCCTTCAGCCGCTCGAACTCGCCGGTGGTGGCATCGGCCAGCGCTTCGACCGCCTGCATGATGGGCTTGGACATCCCGGCCGAGGTGTCGCCCAGGGCCACGAGCGAACCGTTCATCGGATCGATGCCATAGGCCTTGAGCGCGACGAACGCCTCCATGACCTGGTCAAGCTCGAAGGGCGTCTTTTGGGTGAATTCCTGCACCCACTTGATCGATTTTCGCGCCGCGGCGGCCGAGCCCTCGATGCCCTCCAGCATCACCTGGTACTGCTCGAACTGCCCGGCCGTGCGGAACAGGTCGAACATCGAGTAGACACCAGCCCCGACTGCCGCAGTCCCGAGACCGAAGATGCTGTTCTTGAGCGCACCACCGGCGAGCCCGCCGAGCTTGCGCAGGCCAGCACCGGCAGCTTTCCCGCCGCGCTCGACCAGCCTCAGGCGGCGCACCAGCCCGTCCAGATCGCGGCCGAGAGAACGGACCGTGCTGCCGATCGCCTGAAAGGTGCGGCCGAGCGCCACCTGCCGAAGCCTGCTCGCGCGGCGCCCGAAGTGCTCGATGCTGCGCGTGCCATTGTTCACATCGGCTGCCGCGCCGCGCACCTGCTGCGCCATCTGCCGCGCCGAATTGCGCAGCCCCGACACCCCCGCGCGCGCACGCTTGGCCGGAGCGCTGAGCCGGTCGACCATTTCGAGGATCATGGAGAAGCGCATCGCGGGTCAGTCCTTTTCCGCACGGGCCTCCAGCTGCTCGGCAGCGAGCAGCCAGAATTCGATGTCGTCCCAGTCCAGCTCCATCAGATCGGTGGGGCTGAAGCCGGGGAAGTACTTGGCGAGACTGGCTAGGCAGAGCCGCCAGTCTGCTGGCCACCGGGCGATTTCGGCGCGAGCAAGTTTCCCAGCGCGCCGAAGTCGTCGGCGTCGAGGTTCTCGACCTCGATCGTCACGAGGTTCGAGCAGCTGATGATGAGCTCGATCACAGCCGCGATTTCTGCATCGGCGTGCTTGTCGAAGGCGCGGATGTCCTTCGCCTTGGGCCGGCGCATGACAACCTCGAAGCCAGCGGGCTTGAGCTCCTCGACCTCGATCGCGTGGGTGACCGGATGCTTCTTCTCGATCGTGATCGGAAACAGCAGCGTGTAGGAGAGCGGCGCCATCAGACGAGCTCCTCGGCGGCAGGCCCCTCGAAGGTGACGCTGGCCTTGCCGTCCTGGCCGAAGTCACCCGCCTCGACGAAATAGGCCTGGCGGATGATCCACGTCTTGCCGGTGTCGGCCTTGAAGATCAGCGTGGCATTGTCGATCGACCGCATCGAGGCGACGCTCACGCCGTCCTTGTGAAGCAGCGAGACGACGCAGCGCGCCGGGACGGTGCGCTCCATGAAGCTGCCGGCGTCGTAGTCGCCCGGCACGTTCTCGCGCTGCGGGCCGCCGATCTGGAGTGTGCTTTCGCCCGAGGTGGGCATGCGCTCGCCATCGACCTCGATGGTGACCTGCCCCAGAACCTGATTGCGATTGGCCATGTCTTATCGTCCTTTCAGAAGGGTCTCAGACGCCGATCAGTCGGCGCTCGAAATGCGGGTGGGGCGGGCGATCGCGCGGACCGCGCGCATGAAGGCACTCTCGCCATCGGTCTGCGCGATCGAAACTTGCCGCTGGTCGAGAGTGTCGATGCGGCGCAGCTTGTCGATCAGGTGGTTGAACCGGGCCTCGAGGTTCTTGACCTCATTCATGAGGGCCACCTCTTCGGCAGTCAGCTCACGATACCCGGCGATCTGGCGGGGCTGGTTGTCCATGACCTATCCCTCAGAGCCGGAACTGGATCGCGGCCGCAAAGGCGCGGAACTGGTTGACGATGTTCGGCGGGACCAGCGCGTTGATGCGGTTGGGATCGGTGGCGTCCCGCTCGACGATCAGGTCGGCCTTGTACTGGTCGAGGTTCTCGACCAGCCCCAGCTCCTCCCACTCGCGCGCCAGGGCGAGCAGCTCGGCGCGGATGGTCGACGGGGTGACGATCGCCTGCCCCGCGCCGTAACGGGTGCCGTCGGCTGCCAGCTTTTGACGCGGGAACTTCTGGGCGATCCGGGCGCGCAGCGAGGCCCGCAGGTAGAACAGCGTCAGCGGCGTTTCGAGATCGAGGAACGACAGATCCGCCAGCCCGAAGTCATCGGTCTGGTAGGTCGTGATCGCCCGCTCGATCAGACACGTGCCCGCCGGGGTGACCGTGAAGGTCGAGATCCCGTCGCGCAGCAGCAGCTCGCGCTGGGCGCGGGTGAAGCGGGCTTCGACCTTCGGAGCGACCATGCCCTTCAGCGCCAGCGTCTGGAGCGGGCGGGCCGGATCGATCGCGCTGTAGTAACCGCAGGCTGCGGCGTAGATCGCGGCCGCTTGGCACGGGCAAGTGGGGCTGCTGCCTATGCCGAGGATCGAGACCAGCTCGGAATTCAGCCCAGCACCGAAGGCAGCCAGCGCGCCCTGCGTCCCGCGCCGCGCACCATAGGCGATGCTTTCGAGCATGCGGGCCGAGCCCGCACGGCTGTCCAGCTCGGCCACTGCCGAGGCATAGGTGGTGGCATCGGTCACCCCGAGCACGATCGTGCGGTAGGGGTTGTCGCCGATCACGGGCCAGACGGCATCGATCACGGGATCGGTCGCACCGCCCGCCATCGCCGTGATCACGAGGCCGACGCCGGCGGGCAGTGCTTCGCCCGCGGCATGGCTGTGACGGACATCGATATCGTTGCCGTTGGTGCCGCCATTGCGGGCAGTCAGGGTGACGACATGCTGGTTGGGCGCGCCGCCGACCGCCGCGGTGACCGGAAGATCCGGGCGCGCGGCGATCGCAGCCGCAACAGCCGCGGCAACGGTGTTGGCGATCGCCGCCTGCTGGACGCCGACAGCGATGCGCTCGCCCGCGATCCACAGGGCGATCGTGCCCGCAGCGGTCGCCGGGCCGGTGAGGGTCAGGGTGCAGGTTGCCTTGGCCGATCCAGCGGCATCGTCGAGCGCGATCGCATTGACTTCCGAGAAGCTGTCAGCGGCGAAATAGGCGGCGGCCATACGGGCCAGCTGCGAGCCCTGGCCGAACAGCGCGACAGCCTGACTGGCCGAGCTGATCGGGTTGATGCCGAGCGCGGCCGCGCTGCCGGCGGCGAGCTTCTGGCCGATCAGCAGCACGCGGTTTTCGATCGGCGGCAGGCCGGAGACCGCGCGGCTCGAATCGAACTCGATATGCTGGCCGGGGGTGCGGAAGCTGGCCGGGATGGTGTTGAAACTGATCATGCTGGGGTTCCCTTCTTCGGGCGACGTGATTTCCTGGGCGGAACGGTGTGCACGAGATCGCCGTCGGCGATCAGGCGGCGGTAGTAGGCGTCGAGCACGATCCACTCGCCTTCGGCGTCGAACAGGCGGCCATCGGCATGGCGGACGCGGCGGCCGAACTTGGGGGCGAGGCGCTCGGCGCGGAGAACAGCTGTCATGCAGGGTCTCCCAGCTCGATCTGGTCGGCGGCATCGGGATTGGCGGCGGGCAGCGGCGGTGCGACGCCACCAAAGGCCGGGATGTCCCAGTCCACATGGAGCGTGCGCAGATCGACCGGCTCTTCGGCGAACACGCTGAGCGGCAGCACCAGCTCCAGCTCGATCGCCATCATCGACAGGTTTTGCCGCTTCATCTGCTCGGTCCGCGCCACGGGCCGCGCGCTGCGGATGCGCACCGGCTCGACCAGGTCCAGCTCGGGCGTGAGCGTCGAGCGCGAAAGCAGCCGGATCGCATCAACCATCAGCTGGTAGGAACCGGGCACCGCGCCGTCGCCGTGGCGAGCGTTCTCCTCGTTGCGCAGGTTCTCGGCCGCCACGACCAGTGCAAAGCGCGAGCGCGCCCGGAAGCCATTGTCGTCGAGATCGTCATCACCCTCGACGATGCCGAGGAAGGTGGCCCAAACCCCGGGAACCCGCAGGTTCTTGGTGGTGCGCAGGTATTCCTCGAACTGGTCGGGGAAGGTGCCGAAGGTGTGGTACTGGTAGCCCAGCACGCCTTCCTCGCCCGCGTCGAGGAGCACCTGGATCAGCGCGAGTTCGGTGGCGGCGATCATCGGCGCATCCCCTTGACCTTGTCGCCCGCCCAGTCGCCGATCAGCCAGATCGCGATGATGATGAGCAGCGGCAGCCAGAAGAGACCGACGAATGTGGCGGTGCCGGCGCGCAGCCAGAAGGGTTCGTCGCGGCCTTCGACGAAGACCATCACGAATAGCACAAGCGACAGCCAGAGGTGGATGTCCTGAAGCCAGATCATGCCAGCCCCCCGGCCAGATCGGCGGCGTAGTCCTCGGCCAGGGCGAGCAGCTCGGCCTCGTCCTCGGCATTGATGCCGAGGAACGTGCGGGCCGGGATCGTCACCTGGTCGACCGAACGGAAGCCTAGGCCGCCCGGTAGCTTGAAGCGCAGCTTGCCGCCGCCCTTGGCGCGGATCACCCCGCCGTCATTCTGGATGCGGGCGTAGATCAGGTTGGAGCCCCAGCGCACCGAGCCCTTGGCAGGTTCGGCATGGATCGAGCTGCGCAGCTGCGAGCTGTCGGTCAGCGTCTGGCCGCCTTCTTCCTTCGCCCGGACCGACTTGTCCCAGGCGCTGCCGTCCACCGCGGTCTCGGTGTCGAAGCGCTCGATCGTCGAGCTTTCGAGATAGCCCCCAAAGATCTCCATCAGTGGCTCGCTGTCCTCGAAGCCAGCCACGATACGGGTGAGCACCTTGTCGAAGACGCGATCGCCGCGCAGGCGCAGTTCCATGGTGGCAGCCATCAGTAGCTCCCCATGTTGTCACGGCCGAAGCGCTTGGGCGCGGTGTCGGTCAGGATCTGGCCCGGGCGCGGAGCGGCGGTCTCTTCGCCCTGGTCCAGCATCAGCGTGCCGCCGGCGATCTGTTCGAGCTGCTTGAGCGCCGCCTTCTTGCGCTCGGTCACCCACTCGGGCGCGTCGGAGCGCCACAGCAGGTAGAAGGCATAATCGCAGGCGATGTCGCGCAGGATGGTATTCCCGGCGAGCTGGGCGGTGTTGCGGTGGCGGCGGGCGACGTAGCCAGTGATCAGCGCGTCGGCGCTGTCGAGCGCGGCATCGATGCGCGCGGTGACGATTGCGCCGGTGTTCTCGTCATCGGTGAGCTGGAGGAGATCGCGCGCCTCGAAGCGCGCCTGCATGGCGGCGAGATCGGCAAAGATCGACACGGCATGCTCCTCCTCTCAGGCGCTTCTGGAGCGCGGATCAAACGATGGTGGTGAAACCGGGCGGCGGGACGGGACACACGCCCGCCGCCCGGCTCTTTCGGCCTTGTTCAGGCCGTGGTGCCCTTGGCCTTGCCGCCGCCCCTGGAGGCAGGCTTCGGCGTGGCCGCAGGTTCGGGCGCAGCGGGACTGGTCTGCGCCGTCGGTTCGGCGGTGGCAGCGTCGCCCGCAGACGCGTCGCTGCCATTGGCGGTGGGAGTGTGGCCACCTGCCTGCGAGGCCTCGGCGTCCGGATCGCTCCCGTCGGGAGTGGTCCCTTCACCCTGCGGCTCGGCGGTATCGGGTTCGCTGCCCTGGGCAGGCGGCGGCGTGGCACCGGGGACAGGCTCGCCCAGTGCGGCAAGCTGTTCCTTGGCAAGCTCCTCCCGCAGGAGCTGCGCCATGCCCAGACGCTCCTCGTCGGCCGCGCGCTTGAACTCCCCTTCCTTGTTCTCGACATCGATCGCGATGTTCGGATCGGTGAGGAGCGCAAGCAGCTGGTCGGGAGTGACGTCGCCCACGGCAAGCAGTGTCGGCGCGGCTGCGCCACCGATCACCTGCCCGCCCCGACGATAGCCGGCGGGGCGGGAGGTGGTCAGGCGAAGACGCTGCCCGCTCACGGGAGACGCCGCGCTTCGAGGATGACGACGTCCTCGAAGTAGATGTTGGACTCGCCGCCGGCGAGGTTCATCTTCTTGAAGAGGTTGCGCGCCGCCGACTTGTTCGACTTGCCGACGATGATGTGGGTCGGCTTGATCCCCAGCGGCTCGCCTTCGTCATCGGTGATCGATTCCATGGCCTGGCACGCGGCGACATAGTTCGCCTCGTTGATCGGGCCAGTGCAGCGATGCGCGAGCTGCCAGAAGGTGTAGCCGGCTGCCGCGCGGGCTTCGGCGCCCATCAGGAACTCGCCCGTCTTGAAGACGTGATCGCTCTGCGGATCGACGATCATGTCGAAGGTCGGCTCCTGCCGGGTCTGCAGGAGGATCGGCTTCAGCGCCTGGCTGGCATCGATCAGATACCAGGGATCGCGCGAGTTATCGCCCGACATGTTCGAGACGACGCCGTTGCCCACCGGGTGATCGGTGTCGAAGTAGTTCTGCCCGTCATAGCAGGGGCGGACATGCCCGTCCTTCAGGGCTTCGAACGCAAGACGATCCTTGAGCTGGCCCGAGCTGTCGCCCCAGCCATTCACCAGCGGCCCATAAAGCCCGAGATTGTCGTCGCGGATCTTGTTCTTGTGGATGCCGCGCGTCACTTCGAAGTCGCGGTTGATCAGCTGGTAGGCCTTCTCTTCCATCGACTTGATCCGCTTCTCGCCGATCCACTCGCGGAAAATCGGGAAGTCGCCGAGGAAGCCATAGGTCTCCAGCTTGGTCGTGCTGGTGACCGGCGTCGAGAACGCCTCGTACTGCGGGGTGGCCTTGGTCAGGCCGTTCTGGAAGTCGCGCTTGAAGCCGGTGCGCAGGGCTTCGAGCGTTGCGATCGTGACTTGCATGGGTCAGTCCTTTCTAAGGGGGACGTCAGGCCGCGAGGGCCGAATTGGTGAGGGAGACATCGACCCAGACACCGTCCGCGCCGACTTCCTGAACGATGCCGGCGACGGCGCGGGTGCTGTTCGGGTTGGTCTTGGCGACGGTCTGATCGTCGATGATGAAGCAGGGCTTGCCGATATCAGCCTGCGCGATTGCATCGCCCGCGGCGCTGTTGGCGAACAGGAAGACGCCCTCCTGGATGTCCACGCGCACGTCACCGTTGGCTGCGCCGCCGGTGGCGTCTTCCATGAACACGCCGACAGCGCGATAGGTCGCGGCGTCGGCCGCCTTGGCGGCATTGTCCACACCCTGGCCGACGCGGCCGGGACGGGCGAAGCCTGCAGCGGCGATCGCGAGGCCGCCCGTGAAGCACACGGCAGCGGCGGCCACGGGCAGGTTGCGGATGCCGCCACCTGCAAAGCGAGCGGTCTTGCGACCCTTGGTCAGAGCAACCATCGATCAGGCTTCCTTCTTCTTCTGGTCGAGGAAGTCTTCCTCCGACCAACCCATCACAGAGCACACGACGCGCTCTTCCTCGGTGAGCTTGCTGGCTTCCTCGCCGGGCTTGCCCTCGATCACCTTGCCGCCCTTGAAGGCGGGCGCGGTGGCGAGGAAGCTGTTGAGCTCGGACAGATCCTGCTTGCCGAGCTTCACCGTCCAATCCTTCTGGGCGGGGGTGAGCTTGCCCTCCTCGATCGCGGCATTGACGCAGTTGAGAACCTTGTCCTCCTGCAGCGCGCCGAGCTTGGTCTGCACTTCCTTCAGCGCATCGATCGGGACGTACTTCGAAGGGTCGGGCTCGCCCGCGGTCGCCGAGGCGGCGATCGCATTGAGCACCGCTTCTTCGCCGGCATCGTCGGCGAGCTTGAACTTGGTGCGGACCGAGGCGAGCACCGCGGCATCCTTGCCACGATCCTCGACCAGCTTGTCGATCGCATTGATCGCGGCCTCGTCTTCGCTGTCGGCCTTGAGGCCCAGCGCCGTCAGCGCGGACGCCGACAGCAACATTGCAATCTTCTTCATGGGGCTTCCTTCTGCGGGTGCGCCGACCTCCTGCGAGGCAAGCGCGGACACTTCGATGTTGGGGGAGTTGGTGAGGCCTACGTTGACGAGCCGCGTCAGCTCGCCGGTGCCAGGCCGGGCACGGAAGTGCGGAGAGTAGTAGCGGTACTCGCGCGCCTGGAGCGCAGCCTCGGCCGCGGGCGTCCAGTCGGCCTCGGCATAGATGCCGTCCGCGCCGACTTCGAGGCTGTCGGGGTTGATCCAGCCCGCCGCCTTGGCGACGCCGCCAACACCGGGGACAGCGGCATACTCGGACTGGTGATCGTAGTTCACGACCATATCGACGCCGTTGAGAAACGCCTTGGTGGCGGCGATCACCTGCTCGGCATGCGCCTTGTCGCGCAGCTGCCAGGGGCCGCGCCCGTCACGACCGCCGAAGGTGCCGAAGGGAACGATCCGGAACCGCTTGGCCGGCGCACCGCCATCGACCGGCAGCGCGAGCGCGCTGGCAATGACGGCAACGTCGGAGGAGGCGGCGGGCTTGGACATGCCGCCTGCCTAGTGGGCGCGGCGCGGCGCGCGTTACCTCCGCCCGCGTAGCAAGTCCGATTTTCTTTGCGATGAGGGGGAACGCCCCATGCTTAGCCGCGCACCTGCGCGATTGCCAAGCGGCTTTGATCAGCGCAGCGCGCCTTCCTCGCGCGTCCACACCAGCCGGCCGCGGGCGAAGGCACCGCTGCGCGGCCCCATCCAGCGCCAGAAGTCGCGCGCGAAATCGACCGAGCCGCGCGCGCCCTGGTAACGCCGCACCAGCCATTTTCGCCCGTCGCGCCCAGTGATCCACAGCCAACCGATCCGGTCGGGATCGATGATCGTGGCGGCCGCGTCCGCCAGCTCGCGCGACTGGGCCGAGGTGAGCGGCGCGATCGCGCCATTGCTGAGCCGGAAAAGCCCGGCCGAGATCGCCAGCGGCCAGCCCGCGACGTCGCGGAAGACGCGGCCCTTCAGGGCCTCGGCGCGCGAATTCAGATCGAACGCCGCGAAGAAGGCTCTCACAGCCTCGTAATCTCCCTCTGAGAGCTGGGCATTCAATTCGCTGGTGATGCCATCTTCCGGCCCGGGCCCGAGCCGCGGCGCGGGGGTCAGCCCGTCGAGCGCCGCCTTGCCGACGTTGTAGCTCCAGCCAGCATCGAGCCCTTCCTCGAGCCGCGTCACCTCGCCGGTGCGCTTGTTGACATAATCGCGGATCGGGCGGCGCGGGATCTCGCCGTCAGGTGTGACGGCCCAGCCGCGGCGCGCGATCATCCGCTCGTTCACCGGCTGCACGTCGCAGCGGCAGTTCCAGCCGTTGGGCGGGTAGTGCGTGTCCCACCACGGATGGTCGACCGGCAGGATCGTGCCGTCCCAGCTGGCGTGCTCGGGCCGGGTGCGCGCATCCTTCACCGCGATGTAGCGCAGGTAGGGAAAGGCGCGCTTCGTCCGCTCGATCCGCTTCCAGCGCCCGGCCATGTAGGAGACGCGCAGGTTCGTCTGGTAGATCGTGCGCAGCCGCGCGGGCGAGCCGAGCCGCACAACCTTGGCGACGCCGTCAGCCGGATCGGTCATCATCGCCCGGCCCCACCATCCGCGCGCCTGCAGCCGCGGGCGAAGCTCGTCCTGGAACTGCTTCAGCGTAAGGCCCTCGTCGAGCGCCTTCTGCACGGCCGCGCGGATATCCTCCAGCAGATCGCGGCTCATCGCCTTGGCGACGGTGAATGCCTTCGCATTTTCCTCCTGCCATACCTCGCGCCAGTCGAAGGCGATCTCGTAGCCCTTGGCCGCGAGCGCTGCGACGGCATCGGCCGGCGGCCCGATCGGAAGCGGTTCGGCATCTGCCATCAGGCACTCACCAGCTGCGCGCCCGACGTGATCAGCGGCTTGGCAGGCGCACTGGTCAGGGCTGCGCCATCGACACCAAGACCTTCGGGCAGCCGCCACCTCTTGCCGCGGAAGCGGGCGAAGCCGCCGGCATTCTGGGCGAAGCCGGCATGGGCGCCGATGACCAGGTGATGGCCAGCCAGGCGCATCAGCGCATCGATCAGGCGGGCGGCCTCACGGGTGTAGAAGGCGCGGCGGACGATCCCGGCCTCGAACTCCTCGGGCGTGGCGGCCGAGACGCCGTCCTGCGTCCGCGACGCGGCAATGGGGACGAAGGCGTGATAGACCGTCGCCTCGCGCGCTGTCAGATCGGCACCTTCGGTCAGCTCGGCCGGAAGCATCAGAGGATCGAAGGCGCTGCGATCCTGCCCGCCGATGTCGCTGCCCGGGGTGACCAGCAGGCCGCGCGGCTTGCCGGTCGTGTCATGGTCGAAGCGCGGGAGATCGGGACCGAGCGTGCTGACCTCACCATTCGGCCCGCGCACGGCAGCTGCTTCGCTGCGGACGAAGTCGAAGGCGATCGGGAATTGACTGGCGCGCAGGATCGGCATGGGTCACCCGCCTCTCTTGCGATCGGCCTCGGCAATCAGTCGCGCAGCGAACCCGCCCTGGGCGAGCAGCTCCTCGAAGGCCGAGGTGTCCATGTCACCGATGATCTGGCTGAGCCGCGCCTGCACCTGCGACAGATCTCCCGCCTCGGCGATCAGCGCATCGACCGGCGCGAGGAGCGCGTCCATATGCGGTTCCCAGTCGGTCAGGAACTCGTCGATCGTGGCGTCGATCGCGTCACCATCCGGACCAGCCTGCGAATTGAGGGCTGGCCGGTCGGGCCGACTGCCGCCTGAGGCCGATTTAAGAGGGCTTAAGACGCCTGTCGCCGGATTTTCCCGCGTGGACGGGCCTGAAGCCCCGTCCGGGCCATTCTGGGGCATTTGCGGCGGGGCGGCGGGTTTGAGGGCAGTCTCGGGCGATTTGGCAGCCGGGAGGCCCGCGCGCTCGCGCATCTCCTCGCCATCGATCTGGACGCCGAGCTTGGCCAGCTTTTCAGCGCTCTCGATCTCGATCGCGATATCAACCTCGTCAGGGCGGCCGATCTTGAGCCGCGGGTACGCCTTGCGCGGGCCGTGGTTGAACATGACGAAAGGCACGACGAAATCGCGGTTGAGCGTGGCGGCCAGCAGCATCGCATCGAAATCCTCGATGTCGCCGCGCACCCCGTCATGCACCTGCGCCTGGCCGGAGCCGAGCCCGCCCGCCTTGGCATCGGTGGTGTTGGTCTGGCCGAGCACGGCCTTGGACAGCTGATCGTCGATGTATTCGGCCTGGCTGCGCCACAGATCGTTGGGCGCGGTCCCAGCCTTGCGGTCGACGAACTCGATCGACATGGTCTCGGGGAAGGCGGCCGCCGCATCCGAGCCCAGCTCCAGCAGCGCACGGTGCAGGATGTTCTTGTTCTCCTCGCTCTCGTTCGGGCCGTACTTGCCGATGCGCAGCGGGTGGCCGAAGCTTTCGAGGAATGTCACCCAGTCCTTGATCGCGAAGTTCTTGAACATGTAGCCCCACGCCGCGATCCGGGCGAGGCCGGAGCGGATCGGCAGGCCGCTCTTGGACGGGTGGTAGTGGGTGATGAACTTGCCTGCCGGCAGCGGGGTCGGTTCGCCCGCGCCGCTCTCGCCGCCGCGCAGCAGCAGCTCGGTCCCGGTGACCCGATCGAATTCGAAGAAGCGCGGGTCGCGCCAGAGCAGCCGGGAGGGCTGCCACAGCTCGGGCTTCATGTCCCAGACCATCTCGGTCGTGCTCACGCCCTTGCCGATCGCATCGAGCATGTCGAACAGCTCGGCCTGCAGCATGTCGCGCTTCAGCCAGGTCTCGATCAGGGCGGCGTCCTTCTTGGCCTCGTCGCTGTCGTCGGCAGGCTCCACCTCAATCGGCAGGCGCGCCACCGCAAGCTTGCGGGTGCGCAGCACGGCGAGGTAGTGAAGATCCTTCTCCTCCATCTCCTCGGCCAGCTCGTAATAGGCGACAGCGTCACCATCCTCGGCCTCGCGCAGGAGGCGGCCGAGGCGCTGCGGGGTGAGGCCCTGCGCCGGGTGGCCGGACTGGATGGTGCGCACGCTGGTGCGCGCCGGGGCGGCGATCTCGACGCCGAGGTTATCCCGGGTGAGCGGGCGGCCATCGGGCATGATCAGGGCGGGCGGCTTGCTGGCCATCAGTCATCGTCTCCGAGAAGTTCGTGGCAGTCGCGGCAGATCGGGCCGATCATCTCGCGCTTGGGAAATTCATCGCCGCACTCCTCGCACAGGTGCAGCCCGTCGAGGCTCTTCACCATGCGCCGCGCTCCTGAAAGCGGGTGCCATGGGCGGCGCGGCCCGAGGCGTCGTCAGGATGCCGCCAGCCTTCCTCGCCCCGCTTCGGCCCGCCCGTTGCGCGGCCGTCGCGATCGACGCCGCGGTATTCGTAGAGCGAGCCCGCCATCTCCATGGCCTGCCACATCAGGGCATAGGCCCAGAACTCGTCGGCATGCACATCGCCGTCGTTGATGATCCGGATGCCGCCCGATTCCTCGCTGCCCATCTTCTTCAGGGCCATGAGATCGGCGCGGGTGCGGGGGTTCGAACGGATGCGGATCTTGCGCTGCTGGAACGCGCGCTGGAGGCCAAAGGCGAGGTTGATGCGCTCCGGCCCAGTCAGCAGGACACCGACGACACGGGACGCGCCGTGCTTTCGCTGCTGATCCTCGACCACCTTCTCGCCCATGCCAGTCTGGTCGACGCGCCACTGGACCATCCGGTAGAGCTGGAAGCTGCCATCGAACCAAGCGTCCTGGTGCGCGAAGGTCTGGCCGACTTCCCGATAGCCGTCGCGCTCCCACAGGACGTCGCCGACCTTCTCGCCCACGAGCTGGATCTGGCCGTCGCGGCGACGGGCGACGTCGCGGCCGCCATAGCACAACCCGCCCATATAAAGCCCCGGGAGCCCTGCCTCGTCGCTTTCGCAGGCGATGATGTCTTCGAGGCTGATGAGAGCGCCGCTGCCCTTGGCCGGAATGCAGTCCAGCTCTTCGGAGGCGTCGTCACCGTAGTAGCCGTAGACGTCCTCGATGAACTCCTCGCGGGTCATGGTAGGCAGGCCGCGGGTCTTCTTCACCAGCGCGGTCCGTTCAGCGAGACCGTCGGCGATCGCTTCCATGAAGGTGATCTTCATGGTCTCGCCCTTCCGCTCCTTCGCCGCGATCTTGTCGATCAGCACGTTGAACGGGTTGGCAACGCCGTCGTGGGTCGAGATCACTACAACCTGACCGCCCCAGATCAGCAGCGCCATCGCCGACTTGAGCACCTCGTTCACGTTCTTGTGGAACGCCGCCTCATCGATGATGACGATGCCCTGCTTACCGCGAAGGGCGCGCGGGACCGACGGCAAGGCGGTGATGCGGAAACCCGAAGCGAAGCGGATGCTGAAGGATTTGACCCCGTGCTCGCGGCCGTTCTCGTCCGTGACGAGAACCTCCTCCTCCTCGCGTTCTTCCACGGCAAGACCGAAGGCGCGCGCCCACATCGCGCAGACCTCGATGAATTCGAGGGTCATGTCCTTGTCGTAACCCATGTACCAGATGTTCTGGCCACCGGCCTCCATGTTGCTGGCAGCCTTGAGCGCGGCAAAGGCGGCGACACCCCAGGTAAGGCCGATGCGGCGGCTCTTCTCGATCACGAGCAGCGGGCTGCCAGCGAACAGCTTGTCCATGGTGCGCTGCTGATAGCCCAGCAGCAGATCCCCCTTGGGCATGGTGCTGAAGGCGACCTCGGCTGCGGCGCGATCGGCCGCGCGCTCCTGCGGAGAAATGACCGGCGCTCTCACTCGCCGCTTCCCAGCACGGCACGGCGAATGGCATCGACCGTTTCCTTGGTCAGCCCCTTGACCGCCTTCGCCGCAGCGGTCGCACGCTCGGCGCTGGCTTGCCGCTCTTCCTCGGCCGCCTGCTGCTTGGCCTTGGCGATGACTTCGAGGTCCGTTTTGCGGGTCAGAGCGATGTTGCGCAGCGCCTCGGAGAACTCCTTCGCCTCCTTCGGGCTGAGGACAATCCCCTCGCCGTCCTTCTCGGCCAGCATAAGCTTGAACATGTTCGCCTGCAGCAGCTGGGTGTTCATGTCGAGCAGCTGGTGCCCGTGCTTCCCACCCGCTTCCTTGGCCAGCGCCTCGGCATAGATCTGGGTGTTGCGCAGATCGGCCGAGATCTCGGCGAGCCCGCGCACGTGGCGGCCCAGGGCCGATCGGCTCGGGACACGCTCCTCGCCGATCACCTTGACCAGCGCGGCGCGGATCTCGTCGATCGTGTAACCCTTGTCGACACGCAGCTGCGCGATCAGCTCGCGGATCTCGGGATCGAGCCGGTCGATCGTCGACGGCGTCGACTTCTTCAGCGCCGCCCTGCGCCGGGCTTCCTTGGCTGCGCGGGGAGAGACCACCGGATCACGCCTCCCCGCTGTCGATCGCCGCGACGCCGGCGATGCGGCTGCGGCCGAGCGCGATATCGTGCCCGCGCTCGGTCAGGGTGGCGACGACGAGGCCGCTCTCCATCCGCCGGTCAAGCAGGTGCAACGCGCCCTGGCCTTGCAGCCAGAACAGCAGCAGGCGCATGCGATCGCGGCTGACCACGTGGTTCATGGCATTCAGCGCCTCGCACAGAGCGGCGTCGTTGGCCGAGCCGCTGGGCTGGTCGGCGAGCAGCTGCAGCACGGCCAGACGCTGTTCGGCCATCAGCTGGGCGGCGAGATCGTTGGCGAGGCTCACGCGTTCATCCCCTTCTCGACGATCGTCTTGTAGATGAGGTCGAGCTGCTTGGTCGTGGCCTTGGCCAGCGCGCCGCGCTCGGCCGCTTCCTCGCGGATGGTGGCGATGTCCTCGGCCATCTTGTCCATCTTTCGGCCATGGGCGCGCAGCTGCTTTTCGAGCCGCTCGATATCGGTCGCCTTGGCGTAGTGGCCCTCGATCTTCTCGACGCGGTCCTCGATCTGGTCGACCTGCGAGCGCATGCCGGAAAGCTCGGTGTCGAACGACTGCAGGCGTTCGTCGAGGTTGCCGGTGCTGACAGGATTGGCCGCGCCGCCCTTCCAGCCCAGCCAGATCACGACGCTGATGCTGCCGAGAATGAACAGGATGATCAGGATCTCGATCGGGTTGGAAATCACGTGTCGTCTCCCTTGCGGCCGATGGTCGACCGGGCTTTGTCGAAAATGTCGGTCATGAAGCTCTTCACCTGCTCGCCGAACAGCTCGACCAGCGAGTAGCCCGAGAAGCCGAGGCCGATCGAAACCACGAAGGCGTAGAGCCAGCTCGGGCGGCTCTCGATGATCCACAGCAGCACCACGACCAGCATGATCACGGTGACGGCGGCGAAGCTGAGCCAGCCCAGCTGCGCCTCGGTCCGGCGCGCGAGCAGACGCGACAGGCCGATCCCCAGCGCCGCGAGGAGGCAGGTGACGACGGGTACCGGGACACCGCCGAGATCGACCAGGAACATGTGGCCCAGCGCAGGCGCCGGCGGCGGCGTCACACTGACGGCCGCCATCGCCGGGAGCCATCCGGTCAGGAACTCGCGGAAGGTGAGGGCGACCGTCATAACTGCCGCTATTCAGCCAGCGCCTGGGTGAACTTGTCGTCGAGGTCGGTGATCATCCGGCTGTTGCCCTCGATCCGGGCGGCGAGGTCCTGGAACTCGGCCACCTGGCGCGCTTCGAGCGTGCTGGTCTCGCGGGTGATCGCCAGCGCGATCGCTTCGTTGGCGTCGGTGGCCAGCTTCTTGAGCGCCGTGTCGATGCGCTCCTGCCCGAAGGCCTTGAGCTCCTCGATCACGGCCTCGAGCTCGGCCACGCGCGCGGCCAGTGCCTCGGTCGTATCCAGCGCCTCGGTCGGAACGCGGTCGGTCTGTTCGGTCATGTCGGGCCCTTTCGTCAGGCGGTTACGTCGAAGATCAGCACTTCCTCGGCCGTGGTCATCATCGGCGAGAGCATGCGGTTGAGGCCGGTGAGCGCGCGCGCCAGCACGGCACGGCCCTGGTTGTCGATCGACACCCAGCCATTGCGACCGGCGCCCCAGAACCAGTGCCAGTCCGAACCGCGCAGGCCCGTCACCAGCACGGTGCCGACGGGGGTGGTGTTGGGCACCTTGATCACGCGGACGTTGCGGGTCGCATCATCGATGAAGAGGCGCTCCCATTCCTTCACGAACCGGTCGGAGCGCTGGCGGTGGTAGTCGCAGAGCGTCTTGAAGGTGTCGTTGACCGCCCAGCCCACCATCTCCTCGAGGAGCGAGGTGACGCGGAAGTCGCGGAAGTCATCCGGCAGCTTCACCAGCCTGCTCACCGGGTCGATGTATTCCGAATGGACCAGGTCGCGGATCTGCGGCTTGGCGGTGGGATCGGTGACCGTGGTGAAGGCGCTGACAGCCGAGCAGGGCACGAAGGTCAGCGACCCAACAAGCGTGGCCCCGGCCGTGACCGAGACGCCGCCGATGCCGGCATTGTCCCCGGAGATCACCACCGTCGCATCGACATCGAGCACGTTGTTGGGCCCCGCCGCGCCGACGTTCGGGCGCACCTGCGAGCCATCGGAGTAGCGGTAGGGGTTGGCGATCTGCACGAAGGCAGACTGGCGCAAGGTCAGCGTGCAGGTCGGCGGCCGCGACCAGTCGCTGCGGACCGCGTTCGAGGTTGAAAGCGCACCGAACAGGCGCCGGATGGTCGCGCTCCTGATGATCGAGCCCGACGCGCCAAGCGCCGGATCGCCCGTCAGGAACGGCCCCTGGCCCGAGCCGAACATGAAGACATCCTCGAAGGCGGTCAGGGTGAAGTCGGTCAGGGTGCGGTTGACCTGGAAGTGGTCGGCGTGCGTGCCGGTCTGCATCAGCGCCGGGTTGGCGCTGGTGGTCCACACGTTCGAGCCGTTGTAGAACCCGAGGTCGGCGGTGATCTTGACCTGCATGGTCTGGCCGGTGACGCGATCCTTGCCGCTCAGCACGAAGACATCGCCCGCGCGCGGGAAGCGGGTCACGCCGCCGCGCGCAACCTGGCTGGCGTTCCACTGGCGATCGGTGCGCGAGGTGATTCCCGAGCTGGAGGGGAAGTCCCAGTACCGGACGATGCAGGTCTCGCCGAACTCGGGCGCGCGGGTTTCGGTATCGGTGCCGAAGTCATAGGTGCCGAGGTGCTTGGCGCGACGCCCGCACGGCAGGTTCGCCGCCGTCTTGCCCGCCGCCGCGAGCGTCTGCCACCCGTTGCCGTCGAGCAGGTTGACGAGGATCGGCCGGCGCGACTGGTAAAGGTCGCACTGCGGCGCGGTGCCCGGCCCCTGCACCACCCGGCGGAAGCTGACCGAGAGCGTGCCCTGCGTCCAGAACCAGTTATCGGAGAAGACGTGGCGCTGGTAGCTGTCGTCGCAGATCACGGTCGCCGCGGTGGCGGTCGCCCCGGTGCGCGGGCTGATCCGCGCGAGGCTGTCGGCGCGGAAGCGCGAGAAGTCGATCGTGCCGCCGCTCTGGCTGGTGACCAGCAGCTCGCCCATGTACTGGTTGTGCTCGCGCTCCTCGTCCTCCTGGGCAAAGTCGCGCGCGCGGGTGTCCTCGACCCGGCAGCCGAGCACGAGGGTATCGGCAAGGTTCACGTTGGTCGACGCGACCACCCAGTGCGTGGCAGTGGCGCTGTCGTTCGGAATGTCGGTCTGCTGCCAGTAGAGCACCTTGTCGTGCGATGCGGCGTGAAGCGTAGAGGCCGACAGGTCGAGCGCGCCGAGAACGTAGGTCTGGCTGGTGACCACCTTGCGCAGCATCGGCGCGAGATCGGGCGCGCGCTCGCGGAAGACCGGCGTGATCGACAGATTGGTCGCGGTGCTGCCACTGGTGTTCCACCCGATCTGGTTGGGGAAGGCCCCGGGGCCGGCAAAGACCGTGTGGTTCGCGGGGCTCTGCCAGGGGCGGAAGTGGAAATCCTCGCGGCCCGTGTGGTTGGGCCCGGCGCGGTCGGTTGTGGTCGGCGAGCGGACCACGCGGATCTTGCGCTCGATCGGCGACAGGCTGCCGCCCATGAGGATCGCGGGCACCGTGATCTGCCCGCTCGGCATGACCGAACGCGAGAGGCCGACGTCCTGGAAGATGTAGCCGAAGCCCGCGCCGAGGCCGGTCAGGATCACGTCGTCGGCAAGCACAACCTGCGCGCTGGCGAGGGTGCCATAGACCGGGAAGGTGCTCATCGGGGCGACCGGGGCGACGCGGACCTTGACCCAGTCGACCGTGATCTTGCGGCCGGCGTTCGCCCCCGGCCACCCGAAGCCGGGCTGGACGTTGCCGTTGGCCGTCGCGGTGGTGAGTACGTGGAGCGTGACGCGGCGCTTGCCGTTGATGATCTCGCCGTTGCTGAAGTCCGCTTTGAACGTGCCCCAGTTCTCGGTGTAGCCGGTGATCTCGCCGGTCGCGTCGTGGTTGAAGGTGAAGCTGAAGCTGCGGCCACCAGACGACCGCGGCGCGACCTGCCCTGCCGCACCACCTTCGATCGTCAGACCATACTCGATCGAGAACAGCTGCCCTGCGAGGACCGGCACGTTGACGTTGTTGAAGGTGCCGAAGGCGTTGGTGCTGTTGCCCTGGGTGATGAGCATGCCTGCGCCGGTGCCGCCAAGGATATCGGCCTCGGTGTGTTGCCCCGGGTAGAGGCGGGTGTCCGTGCCCAGATTGGTGATGTCGAAGCGGCGCAGGTCGGCGGTGCCGGCATAGGCCGTCTTGTTGTTGAGCGGCGGGGCCCAGTACGTATCCCCGCGCTCCAGCGCGTTACCGAGGTAGCTGCCATCGTTGCCAAAGCAGCGGCGCTCCTCATTCGCGAGGGCGATCGCATAGCCGCTGGCGGTGCGCCGCCAGCGGTTCGCGCCCGACTGGTAGATCATCACCCGCGGCCGCTCGATCCCATCTTCGAGCTCGATCAGATTGGCGCGCACGACCGAGCCGGCGAGTTGCCCCGCGAGCGCGGCCTGGGCGGTTGCGAGCGCGATCTGGTTGGCACCCTCAGTCGCGACAGCCGCCACCTGCGCTGCGCCGGCGCCGTTGACATCGCCGACCCTTGCGGCCCCCGCGTCATTGATCTCGGTGACCTTTGCGGCCGCGGCCTCGTTGACGTCCCCCACCTTGGCGGCACCAGCATCATTGATTTCGGTGACCTTCGCGGCGGCGGCCGCGTCGAGCCCTTCAACCGCAGCTGTTGCCGTTGCGGCTGCCGCCTGGGCGAGGATGCGGCTGCTGCGCGCCAGTTCCTCGAACTGGGTCCAGTTGCCGACGCCGGACGCGCCGACCTTCCGGTACCAGCCATTGTTGATGGCTGTGGCATCGTTGAAGACCAGCGCGACACTGTCGGCCGCATGGGCGAGATCAGCGTCAAGCGCCGCCTTGTTCGCCTTCGCGAGGTCAGCAGCGATCAGCTTCGAGAGAAGCCGGTCATATGGCACTGCCTGCAACGGCCCCGTGGGGGAAAACACGATAGCGCGGAGATCTGCCGGAATTTCCGATAGCTCGGGCAGCTCGTCCGGGCTGATGGTACGAAGATCTGTCATGCGAGGACGTCTTTCAGAAGCTGCGCCTGCTCGTGACTGAGGACCACGCGGTTGGGACCGAGCTGCAGGAGAACCCCGTCATCATCGATCTTCGCGAACGCGAGCTGGCGGTGCCGGTTTGGGCCGAGGTTAAAGGTGCCGCGCTTCATTCGGCGGGCTCCTTCGGCGTGAAGCGGACGGCGGACTGCGCCTCGACCCAGTCGATCAGGCGATCGTGGTTGTGCGCATCGATGCTGGCCTGCTCCGCCTCCTCGATCGTCAGGCAGACGAATTGCGAGGGGCAGTACGCTTTTGGACTTACGTCTCCGGCGGCGCGAAGATCTTGATCGCCGGACGCTGCAGCAGCTCGGCCGGCGGCGTCGCCGGTACCGGGCAGACCAGCTGCGTCGGCACGGCCGGGATCGCCTGCGGCTGCTCGCGCCCGCAGGCGGTCAAAGCGAAGGCGCAGAGCAGCATGATCGCTGCGAAGATCGGCGAGAGTCGCATCGGTGATTTCCTCCTGTTCGGCCTTCACGCGCGCGGCATTGGCCTTAGCGCGGCGCTGGGCCTCGGCGCTGGCATCGATGAAGTTGAAGATGGTGCCCAGGTGCGCGAGCTGGGTATCGGTCACCAGCTGCCCGCTCTCCTCGATGAGAGCCCGCATCCGCGGGGCGAGGATGAATTGATGAAATGCTCCGAACACCGCAAGCGCCAGGATGGCCGCGTGCCGCCAGTCGGCCAGCACCCACCTGCCCACCGCTGAGAAGACCTTCAGGAGCTTCTCAGCGATACCCGAGAAGAGCAGCTTGAGCGCCAGCCACATCAGGCCCGCCCTCCGTTGCGGGCGAGCGCGGCGCGGACCTCGTCGCGGATGTCGATCTGGCGCGCGCTCGACCACCGGATCGTGCCATTGGGGCGCACCTCCTCATACATCAGGACGACGCCATCACCGCTCCAGCGACCATCGAAGAACAGGTCGCGCTCGGCCTTGCGGCGGGTGATGATCTCGCGCGGCTTCGACCAGTACAGGAACTCGATCCACGCCTGTTCGCGCTGACCCTTGAGGAACGACTTCACCCAGTCGGCCCGCCCGATCGCGCCGGTGTTCCAGTGGAAGGAGAGCGCGGCTGCGAGCTGCGCCTCAGTCAGCGTGCGGCCCTTGAAGGCGCGCAGAACCTCGGGGAGGTACTTGTCGCGCAGCAGCCACTCGAAGACCTCGACCGCGCGCTCGATCGTGGAGCGGTTCTTACGGTAGCGGCCGACCTTGTGCCCGCTCTTGTCGGTGACGCCGAAACCCCACGTCCAGACCCCGACGCTGTCGAGGTAGGATTCGAGCACAAGGCCCTCGTGCTCGGCGATTTCGAGCAGCGTCTTTTCGGAAAGAAGGGTGGCGGTCATGATCCGCGCCTAACGGCGGATCGGGCGGGCGCGTTACCTCCGCCCGCGTAGCAAGTCCGTCAGAAGAGCCGCAGCTGGTCCTGTTCCTTGCGGGCGCGTTCGAGGATCTCATAGACCCGGCCCTCGCGAATTCGCAAGTGGCGTGCAATCTCGCGCCGTGTCATCCGGCCTTCGTCGGCCAGCTGCTTGACCTTCTGCTCCAGCACCGCCCGCATCGGCACGCGCACGATCGTGCGCCACATCGCATCGCAGAGCTTGCGCGCCAGCTCCTCGCCGATCGCCTCGGCGATGCGCGGCTCGCGCTCCGGGTTCTGGGGGATGTAGACGCGCTCGCCCCGGAACTCGACGGCGAAGTCGAGCGCCGCCTTCGGCCCGATGACCGCAGCGATCTCGTCCAGCACGGCCGATCCGGTCGAGGCGAGCGCTTCGGTCACTATTCCGCGATCTTCTGGTTAGCGGGCTTAGCCACCTCGACGGTCACCTTCATCTCAAGGCCATCGAAATCAAATGCCCACACTGCCTTGATGCCCGGATAGATCCTGTGCATCCGGGCCACGCGCCAAGCCGCATCGATGATGCGGGAGCCGGCAGTGAACGCCGAACCCATAGCTCGGCCCAGCTCCTCACGATTGAAGGGTGAACTGCCCATCATTGCTCGCCCTGCTCGGCTGTGGCAGGGCCTTCCCAGACCGCCTCGCCACCTTCAGGCGCATGGGCCAGCGGCAGGGCATGATCGCAGGCTGCGCACTCGGCGGTGACGCGGCCGACATGCCACGCCCTGCCGCCGCAGCACGGACAGCGGTTGGTCTCGCCGGGCCAATAGAGCTGCGGCGCAGGGCGGAGGAAGGTGGCGGGCGCGTTCATTGCTGCACCTCTTCGGTCGACCATTCGCCCGGACCGGCCGGGCGAGCGCGCTTCAGAAAGACGGGCGGATGAAGGTCGGCGAGCGCCGCGGCGAGGCTTTCGCCGATGCCATAGGCCGTAGGCTCGTGCCCCGTGCTTGCGTAGGCCACACAGCTCCACTTGCTGATCTCCGGAAGAAATTCGCAGCAGAGGATCTGGTCGGTCCCGACACCGGACAGCACCTGCTCTAGCGAGGGTGCGGGCTGGTCCCTATCGCTGATGATGGTCTGCTCGTTCATTGCTGCACCTCGCTCGCCCCGAAGAACTCGGCGCGCATGGAGTAGGGGAGCATCGTCCGCAGGATGCTGCGGAACGCGCCGTGCGTGGCGGTGAGCCGGCCGAATCCGGCATGGCCCGGGGCGACGTCGAACCATTCGGGCGCGTTCATGCCGCGCCGCCCGCGTCGCGCAGCTTTGCGCCGAGCTGCTGGGCGAGGGTCTGGTAGGCCTCTGCCCCCATCGGCCCTTCCGCGCCCAGCTCGATGCCGCACAGCCGCCATGCGGCGGTGTTGAGCGTCCAGTCCGGCCGCGCCTCGCCGATCTTCACCAGCTTGGCGAGGATCGCGTCGCAGAGCCCCTCGTTCAGCTTCAGCACCGACAGGTTGTTGCCCTTGGCATCGAGCTGCGCCCAGCCTTCTTTCTCGGCCATTTTCTTGAGCGCCTCGATCAGCTTGAAGCCTTCCGACTGCTTCATCCAGGCGAGCCGCTCGCAGCCCATCTGGCGCTTGGCGAAGGCCTCCAGCGCCTTCTCATCCCGGCTGCGCACCGCGCCGAGGTGGTAGAGCGAGATCCACAGCGCCCGCGCCTTGCGGGCCGTCGGGTTCTGCGCGACGCCCTTGCCGGTGGCTTTCGGCAGCGGCTTCCAGCCCAGCGCCTCGAACCGGCCGAGCACGCGTTCGAGCTGCTGCTCGGTGCAGTGCTTGGCGGAATCGTGGCCGGTCTCCTGCATCAGGATCTGGCGATAGTCATCCTCGTCGAGGTTCAGCGCCTTGCGGGCGACATGGACCTTGCCGATCATGGCGTTGCGACGCCGGGCGCGGGGATCGAGGAGTTGACGCCCGGCGGGCGCCATGGCGGCTAGGGACAGGGCCATCAGGCGTCTCCCGTGATTGCGGCCACGCCGATCGCAAGGATGGCGAAGAGGCCGAGGGTGATGATCATTCCGATCGCTTCGGATCGGGCGGAGCCGGGGCCGCGCGCGGCATCAAGCTCGCGCGCGGTCTGGCGGTAGAGGTGGAGGAGGCGGGTCACTTCGCCGTCCTCGAATTCTGGGCCCACGCCTTGGTGAGGTGCTCCAGCGTCACGGCGGTGCCCTGCGTCACGGCCATCAGGTGGGCGACTTCCAGCGCGAAGGTGGCCCCGCGCAGCGCGCCCGGCTTGCTGGCGAACTCGGCGATCTTGGCGATGATCTTGGGATCGGTGATGCCCCACGCCGCCGCCAGCGCCTCGGCATCGCCCTGGACCGCCTGCGGGCGGGTCAGGCTGAGACCGATGCGGCTGAAGATCTGGGCGAAGTCGGCTGCGCGGCTGATGCCGTAGATCGACTGCTGCACGCGCTCGTTGCCCATCAGGGCGATGCCGACGCCGGTCTCGTCGTGCCAGCTGCGGATCTCCTCCAGCGCCTTGATCGACAGGTGCTGGGCCTCATCGATGATGATCACAGCGTGGCGCAGGTTGCGGACCTTGTCGCAGATCAGCTCGGACAGGTGGGCGGGCGAGCCGACCGCCTGCTTCTCGCCGAGCGCGCGCAGCACCCGCTGCTGCATCGGCATGATCCCGCTGGTCGAGGCGGTCATCGTCGCCATGAAGCTGTTGTGGTTATCGCGCAGGAAGTTCCGCGCTGTCTCGGTCTTGCCGAGACCCGCGCCCGTCACGATCAGCACCAGACGCCCGCGCTGCGCCCACTGAAGATAGCGGTTGATCGCTGAGCTCGTGGGGGTCTCGAAATACCCCGGCTTTTCGGGCAGATCGGCCACCACCTCGGACTGCGATTCCAGCGTATGACGATACTTGGCGATCATGTCGGCATACTTCTTGCGGTTGCCTGCATAGCCCTTGCCGAGCAGGTTGCTCACCGTCCCGTGGGCGATGCCGGTCCAGCTGGCGATCTCGGTGAAGCTCGCGCCGGTCTCTGCGCGATGGCCCTTCAGCCACTCGATCTGCTCTTCGATGAAGCGGTCCTCGGGCGTCATCTCGCCCTGCTGTTCCACCACCTCGGTGAGGGTTTCCTGTGCTCTGGTTGCCATCTATGTGTCCTTTCGTTCCTTCAGTGGGACTGATGCGCGGGGGCGATTGGCGTTGGCCCCGCGCATCACTTCTTCATTCGACAACCCTGAGGCGCACGGCCCCGAGAGCTGCGATGATCTCTTCCTCGCCCGCGTCCGGCACGGCGGCGGCAGGCTGCGGCTTCAGCGCGGCCGAGCCGACCGTCGCGCGGTGGCGCACGGGGCGAACAATGGTGGCTTCGGGCCGCTCCGGCGCTTCGAGCGGGATCTGGGCGGCGGCGATCTCGGCGGCGTCGAGCGTGCGCTCGGCATCCAGCGCGGCGCGCACCGCGCGGCGGGCTTCCTTCCGCCGCTTGCCCGCCTCGATCGCACCGGCCTGCTCGCGGAAGCCATAGTCCTGCAGCAGATCGGCCTGGGCGAGGTACTGACCCTGCTTGTCGTAGACATGGACCTCGCTGTGCAGGTTCCACGGATCGAACCGCACGGTCACCCGCTCGCCGAGGTGGTCGAGGAAGACCGGCGAGTAATAGCGGTTGCCGAACAGCCTGATCTCGCCGGTGCGGCTGTCGAGCTTCACGCGCTCGGCGGCGAGCAGCGCCATGCGCAGCTGCACTTCGTTCGCCTTGCTGATCTCGGAAATCGCATAGCTCTCAGCGAAGGTCTCGTCGCGGCTGCGGCCCTTACACGCACCGCCGCGGCTGCGACGGGCATTGTGGGCGACGACACCGCGCGCGACGATCTTCTCGAACTCGTCCCACGGCACGGCGCGCTGTCCGTAATTGGCAGGCTTGTTGGTCGGGCTATTGCCCGCATAGGCCCCCGCGCAGGCAGCGCCGCGGCTGATACGATCGGCCAGCTCGCGCCAGGCGCGCTCGATAGGCTTCGAGCTGCCGCTGTAGATCTGCGCGAAGCGCACCTCGATCCCCAGCGAGACGAGGAGACCCGCGGGCTCTTCCGGATCGACCTTGTAGCGGTAGCGCGTCGCCGCGCCGGCGGTCAGCGCCTTCGAGGCAAAGGTGCGGCTGTTGTCGAGCAGGCAGACCTTCGGGATGCCGAACTCGCGCAGCATCTGGGCAAAGGCCATGCGCGTCGAGAGCACGTTCTCGGACAGGTCGATATGCCAGCCAAGGATCTTGCGGCTGTAGACGTCCTGAATCCCGACCATGACGGGACGCACCCACTTCTTCGGATCGCCGGGATGATCGGGGTGCTCGACGAAGACGTCGAAGGTGTGCCCGTCGACGTTGACCTCGTGCATCGCATGCAGCGCCTCGACCGAGCGGCGCAGCTCTGGGACATGCCGCTCCAGTTTCTTCGCACCCTTGCGCGCCATGATCTGGACCGAGCGGGGAACCTCGGCCTGCAGACGGCGCAGCAGCGTGCGGGGATGCGGCAAGGTGAGGCCGCGTTCCCTGGCGATGCGCTCGGCCTCCTCGTAGCACGCGGCGAAGGGCGGCTCCTCGGGGCGCAGCCAGTCGCTCTTCACGATCGCCCAGATTTCGGGGTCGATCTCGGCCTTCTTGCCGCCGCCCTTGCGGTTCGTGGCCAGCGCCGGGAGCCAGTCGCCGCGCGGAACGCCGCGGATTTCCTTCAGCCATTCGTAGATCGTCGAAGCGCCGACATCATGCGCGATCGCCGCCCGCGCGACGGCGGCAGTCTTGGTCGCTCCGGCCCCGCAATGCAGCTCGATCTCGTTGATGATGGCGAGGCGCTGCTGGGCCTCGGCCTTCACGCTCGCCTTCTGCGCGTCGAATCGCGCCCACAGAACGGCGCTTGCGGTCGGCTCTTCCTTGGGCTGGAGGCATTCATAGCCACGGCGCGCGAGATCGGCCTGCGCTTCGGCGGGCAGAAGGCTGAAGTGGTATTCGTTCCCGCCGCCGCGCCCCTGCCGCGCACGGACCAGCAGCTGGCGATCGGCGCTGAGGCGCGAGGCCCAGCGCTCGTTCTGCGCGCGGCGATTGATCGAGCGCTTGTCGCCCGGCAAGCCCGCAAGGCAGAGCGCCTCCAGCTCCAACGCGGTGAACCACGCCTGGGAAAGGTCGGCCTGCTCGACAAGAGGAAGATCAGCGCGGCGCGCCATCAATTGGACCCTTTCCGGTGTTCGTGAATCGGCCGCGCTCGGCCCTCCAGCTCGCGGATCTCGCGCTTGTCCTGCTCGATCCGCTGGCGCAGCTGCCCGATGCGGGCGATTTCGGTCTCGGCCCCGATCAGCAGGGCGACGCCGAGGTCGCCCATGATCTCGCGCAGCAGATCCTGCCGCCCGGTGACGATCACGAGCGCGGCGAGGCGGGAGAACGGCACGCGGTGATCGTCGCGCGCGGGGCTCGAATAGGCATCGAGCATCGACTTGGAGACATCCTCGTCGAGGAGCTCGCTCATCGCGGCGGCGATCACGTAGCGGCTGCGCGTATCGCTCGCGAGGATCGTGCCGACGAGGCGGTTCACCTTGCGCTCGAAGCCCGCAAGCGCACCTTCCCCGCGCACTGGCACGGGCACGTTCCAGTTGAAGCCGAGCTGGTCGGGATGGGCCTTAGCCTTGGGCATCGCTCCCCCGCAGACTGATGGTCGGCAGCTCGGTGCGCGAGCTGGTGACGAAGGCGCCCGCATTGATGTTGATCCGGCACCGCGTCCCATCGGGATAGGTCGCCATGATCCGCCGCAGCTTACCGCGCCGGTCGTAGTAACCGACCAGCTTGGGCTCCCCTTCGGGCGCGGCAATGAGGAACTCCGCCAGCTCGGCGAGCGCGCCAGGCGACGGGGTCACTTCAACCTTGGTGAGAGGGCCGAGGCTCATGCTTGCGCCCACTCAGCGCCATCATCGAGGACAGCATCGACCATGCCTTCATCGACGACAGTAGAGATGATCAGTCGGGCAAGACCGTTGACCGAGATGCCGCGCTTCGCCGCGTGCGGTCCAAGCGCGTCGAGAACATCGGTCGGCACCAGCACGGCACGGCCGAGGTATTCATAGTCGCTGCGCTCGCGCTTAGGGCGGCTCGATCCGCACTCAAGTGCGGTAACCGTTTTTGAGCTGATCCCGATCGCCTGTCCGATCTGGGCAGTGGTCAGGCCCTGCTGACGCAGGCCAAGCACCGCCGCCGTGCGGCTTGGATATCCGAGGCAAGGCTTCGAAGCGCCCATCGCTCAGTCCCTCATCATGTGGGGCGCTTCCCAGCGCCGGAAGTCATTGGGCTGCTCGGGCTTCAGGCTGAGCGGCGGCAGGGCCGAGCGGATGCCTGCGCGCGCCATGCGGGCGCGGTGGCGCTCGCGCTCCTCGACCTCTTTCATTCGGCGCTCGGCCTCGGCGGGCGTGACCTTGAGCTCCAGCGCCAGCAGGAACACCTTGCGGTGGTGGCGGCAGTACTCGGCATGGCTGGCGAACTTCGGCATCAGCGGTGTCCTCCTGCGGCAAGGACACGATCGCGCAGGGTGGCGCAGGCTTGTGCGGTTGCGCGGTTGTCGCGGCGCTCTTCGTCGAGCCCGCCCTTCAGCGTCCGGAGCACCTGATAGACCCGCACCTCGCTGATCTTCATGCGACCAGCGATTTGCCCGATGGTCAGGCCCTCCTCGTCCAGATCGAGGATTTCTTGCTCGCGGCGGGTCACAGCCATTAGCGGTGTCCTCCTGCTTGGCGGACGAGCTTGCCGAGCTGGCGGCTCTGCGCGCGGAAGCGCTTCTCCCGCTTCGCCTCGCGGCCCTCGTCCTCGAAAAGACGCTGTTCGATGTTGCGCACGGTGCGGGCGCTGATCCCGAGCCTGCAGGCGATCTGCTCGCGCGGAACGCCCTGCTCGTGCAGCACCTCGATCGCGCGTTCGGTGGATGTCTGCCCCATCAGCGCTGCCCTCCCATGCTTACGACGCGGAGCGGCGCACCATCGGGCGCGCGCGGGATCGCAACGGGCACAAGCACCTCGATCGCGCGGGTGCGGCCAGTCAGCACGCGGATCGCGCCGCGCTCCTGGAGCCCGCGAACAGTCTCCCAGGTGCGCCCCTTGCTCTTCGGGCTGCAGCCCATTCCGACAGCGATCTCGCGCAGACAGGGTGAGTGACCCTTGGCCTGCTGGAAACCCGCGATGAACCGGAGCGCGTCCATCTGGCGAGGGGTGAGGCCCATCATCGCACCGGCCTCCGCAGTTCGGCGAGGATCTGCTGGCGCTGCTGGATGCGGCGGATTGCGGGGAAGCGGTCAAGGCCCGCCTCCTTCATCTCGCGCGCGATCGCTTCCTCGGAAGGCAGGCGGCTCACCACGGGCGCTCTCCCGTGAAGAGGGCAACGATCGTCCCTGCCCACCAAATCAGGCTCGGCGCAAGGATGGCGACGACAAGCAGCGCCAGCGCGCATTCGATCAGCGTGCCGCGCATGACAGCACCTCCTCGAGCAACAGGATTTCGGAATTGCGGTGGAGCGGCGGCAGCCAGATCGTGCGCGTCTGGCCGGGCGCAGTCGGACGCTTCACGTCCCAGATGATCCAGCAGTAGTCCGTCATGCCGCCGCTGAAGGCGCGCTTGCCCATCCTGGCGATCATGTCGCCCGGCGGCATCGAGGGGCGCTGGCAAAGGTGCAGCACCGCCTGCGGCGGGTGGTCGCTGAACAGCTGGTACCGCGCCTGACTGGCGAGCCACTTGCTCGGCATCAGGATCGCGACGCGGCGAGAGGAGAGCGCCAGCGCATGCCGCGCAAACGCCTCTGCGATGCCCTTCACATAGCTGTAGGGCGGGTTGAAGACGATGCTGCAGGGATCGAGCGGCTCGGTGGTCTCAAGGAAGTCTGCCTCCCACCACTTGACGCGCTGCAGGTCGCCATAATTCTGCCCGTCGAAATTCGCCCAGGCGAAGTTGTCGACGAGGTCCGAGCCCCGCACCTCAAGGCCACAGTAGAACGCCGCCTGCAGCGTGTTGCCCATGCCGCAGCACGGATCCCAGACAGCCAGCCCCTCGTCCCGTTCGAGCTTGAAGCCGCCGAGAACCTGCGCCAGCTGCTCGGCGCACCAGTGCTCATCGACATACCAGTCGAGCGGGTGACGCTTGGCGTGCCGGCCGGAGGAGATTTCCCCCCTCATTCGCCCAGCTCCTCGTTCAGCCGGTCGCGCAGCGCCCGCTTCATCTCTGGCGTCAGCATGGCGGCGATGCGAGGCAGCTGCTCGCGCTGCTGCGGGATCGTGAGGCGCTTCCAGTTGCTCTCGACCGCGAAGACGAATTTCATGTGAGCCACCGGCTCGACCTTCGCGGCGAACGCCTCGGCCCCCGCCGCGATCTTGGCATCCTCGACCCCGATCTCGGGATCGGCGAGCAGCGCCTCGATCACGCGGCGACGGACACCCTCGTCCTTCAGCTGGGTCAGCGCCTTCAGCTGGCTGCCGTTCTCGCCCACCACCGGATGCTTGGCGAGCCGCTCGGCGAGGTCGGGGAAAGGCTCGATGACGAGGCGATAGAGTGCCAGATCATTGTGGATCGTGCGGCGCGACATGCCGAGGGCTTCGCCGACAGATTCCTCCCAGCTGTATGCTTGTGCAATCTTTGCACAAGCATCCTCGGTCTCGTCACGAAGGGCCGCTTCAGCGCCCTCCTCGCCATGCCGGACACGGTCCCAGCGGGCCTTTGCGCCGCGCTGGTACTGGTCGAGATCGCCGTGCGCTCGCGCGATCCGCTCCTGCGCGGCGGTCACCAGCGCGGCGGTGAACTTCGCGCGTTCGATCGGCCCCAGCGGGCGGCGGTGCAGGTTCTCCGAGGCCTCCAGATCGGCGAGGTCTTCGGGCTTACCCTTCACCTCGATCGCAAAGACCGTGATCCCTTCCATCGCCGCGCCGGTCAGGCGGTGCATGCCCGTCACCAACCTCCACGCCTTCTTGCCCTCGGCGACGATGCCCTCGATCGACTTCTTCGGCAGGTTGCGCGTCACCTTGATCGGATCGCGCTGGCCATCCACCGCCATCAGGCGACCGAGCGCCGCGGCCTTGTCCTCGTGGAGGAAGCCGATCCGCTCCGGGATCTCGATGTCGATGGGCGAAAGCTCCAGCACCTGCGCGCTGGTGAGCAGCGGAGTGCGGGCCTTCATGCCGCACCTCCCGTACCCGATTCGGGCGGCGTTTTTTCCGTGCCACAACATAGCGATTGGCCCGCGCCGCTCGCTTCCACAGAGTCAGAGCCTCTCTTGGAGGAGAACAGCCCATGACCGATTTCGACAGTAGCCAGATCGAGGAGCTCATTGACCGCGTCGAGGCCATCGAGCAGCTCACGCTCGCGCATGCGCTGGCTATCGCGATCGAAGAGCCCGACCTTTCCGACATAGCCCTTGCCACCGCTGACAGCCAGATCGACCCGCTGGTCGCTGCCGGCAGGGGACGCGCCGCGATCTGGCTGCGCGGCTACATCGAGATGCTCAAGAGCGCGCGCGATTGATGCCTGCGCGTCCCGCAGCTTCTGGCGCAGCTTCATGCGACGCACCGCGGCCAGCGCCGCATCCGCATCGGCAAAGCCGGCATCGGGGAGCTGATGAAGCGTCATCACGCCGCCACCACCTTCCCGCGACTGGCGACGCGCGCGGCATCCTCGGCCTCGATCTTGTCGAGCTCACGATAGAGAGCCTCGATCGAATGGAAGTTGGCACCGACCGGATCGGGGTTTTTCGGCCCCTTCCGCCACCGGAAGAACGTGGCTGGGTGAATCCCTGCCTTTCGGCAGAGCTGCGCGATGGGGACGCGGGCTGCTTTCGCGCGCCGCTCGATGTCCCGAATGGTCGTTTGCTGGTCCATGCTGCATCGGCAACAGCATTTTTGCTGCTCTTCAACAGCATTTATGCTGCTGTTTGCAGCGCGCCGCTCTTGGTAGCGTCGTGACATGGAGGGACTGGCACAAGATCGGGCGCTAATGCTGGCATTGGTCGACTACACCGGGTTGTCGGCCGCAGAGATCGCACGGAAAGCGGGGCTAGCTGCCACGACAATTCAGAGACCTCTCAAGGGCACTGCAGACACCCGCATCAGTCAGCGCACGATCGAAAAGCTCTCCGAGGCCTTTCCTAAGTTCCCAGGGTGGACGCGGGCCGGAGCTGCTGCGATGAGAAGCCTGCTCGAACCCGATTCTGACATGGTCCCGATCGCGGCTATCGACCTCAATTTCGGTCTCGGGGCTGCCTTTATGGACAGCGAGATTGTCGAACACGCGGCCGATACCATGCTGTTCCCGCGCGATTGGCTGCGCTCCATCACGAGCAGCGCACCGGACAGGCTCTATTGGGCGCGAGGCGTTGGCAATTCGATGGAGCCCACGATCGGCGACGGCGATGTCATTCTGATCGATCGCTCGGCGGTGGGCTCGACCTTCGGTGACCTCTACTGGGCCATCGCTTTCGGGCATACCGGCATGGTCAAGCGCCTCCGGCCCATGCCCGACGGCAGTGTCAAAATACTGAGCGACAACCCCAACGTCCCGCCCGAAGTTGCGCACGATGGCGAGCTGCATGTGTTCGGCCGGGTAATTGCGGTGGTCAGACGGATATGA